AACCAAAATAGTGCCATTTTCAAGGGTGACGTTGGCTTGCATCTGCTCGTCTGGAATGTAAATCTTAGGCATCCCATTAGGTTTTAAAGCGTCTAAAACAATACCATGTGTATCTTCTATTGTTCTGCGTCTTTTTAAAGTATTGCGGGTGCTAACCCCTATAATTTTGCCAACTTTGTCAGGAGATTCATGTTGTCTCCAAATGGCAATAAATTCTTCATCGGTACACACTTTTTGAGTCATGACATACCTTTTCTTAATCAAATCATGATATTAGAACATTATGAAAGAATTATGAAAAAACCCCTCCGAAGAGGGGTCTAACCTCACGTGAACAAGGTTTAAGTTGCGCCGGGAGATCCGTAAATACCCCGTGGATCCGAGAATCCAAAGGAATAACGCTCACGAGCCTTGTATCGTACATTGCCAGTATCGAAGTCACCTTCAAAAGCTGTACGAATTGGGGAACGTTGAAACATTTTAAGTCCATTTGGAGCATCAGTTAACAAAAAGAAAGCATTTGGATCTGTTAAATAATGGTTAACAACAAAACCCTCAGGAATTAAACCCATAGATTTAATAGCGTTAATGTCGTTATCTGCGGTTGCAGTACGAAGTTGTGTTTTCATTAAACGCTCTGCTGTAAATTGAAGTTCTTTTGGAACAACTAATTTTTTAGCAATCAAGGCAATTTTTAAACCACGCTCGTCTGTGAAACTAGCGATGTCAATAATGCCTTGTTCAAGGGAGGTTTCATTCAAATCAGCAGGTACTGTGGGAGTATTGCTGAAATTTGGACCTAAAGCAGTTGGATGGTTTGTTGCGCATAGTTGTACGCCGTCACCGCCTGTAACTGCGGCATTAAACGCATTATTTAGCACAGCCGCACCAAATACTTGCTTAGTATGGGCCATTGAACGAGCTAAAGCTTTGGTATAACGACTTGCCAAACGATCATAAAGGTTATCTTCAATTGCCTCTTCAGTAATTGAAAATGCCAGTGCAATAGTTTGATGAGTGTAACGAGCGGTAAAAGATTCTTGTGCAAAATCATAATTAACGCCAGCACCTTCAGCTTTAACAGGAGCTTCGCCAAAACCAGTTAGCATAACTTCTTCTTCAAACGCACGCTCAGAATCTTCAATTTCAAAAATATCTTCGTGTTCGTTTTCATAACGCTTGTACTCCATGCCAAACAAAGCATTAAGACCTGGTTCTAGCTCTTTAACTAATTGTGAACGAGTGATAGCCATAATTAACTAACTCCTACTGTTGGTGCTTTATACAGATGTTCGTTAATTGTAACGATTAAATCTGCATTTGCAGCGGTTAAATCACTGTTGCTGGGATCAGCGGTAACTCCAAGAACCTTGACGTTAAGTGCCGAAGCAGCAGCCAAAGTGCCAGTAGAAAGCTCTAATCCAGAAACACCTGTTGTGGTATTGCCTGACGCTGTCTGTACCAAGTCAGCGTTTTGACCAATAGAAATTACGCCAGCAGTACCAGACGCTTGAACTAAAAACTGAGCGTAAGGGTCATCTACAACAAAAGCTACTATATCCGAGGCAGTAATACTACCTGGATAAAAGTTCTTAAATGTTGTTTTTTTGGTTGTGGGATCGGTATACTGACATCCAATAAAAACACCAAGAATGTTAGCTGCACCGGGGGTATGTTTTACGATGAAACCAGTGGACACGCCACCAGCCGCACCAAATGTTACGGTATCGCCTTGAAAAATTGCAGTAGCAGTACCACTAGCGATTTTATACTGTGTATTGCCATCGCTGTTGTAATTACTACCTAGCTTTCCTAAAGGACGAAGACCAAAGGCTTTATTTACGTTTGCCATTTGTTTTCTCCAAAATTAAATTAATTAGCTTTCACTCTTAGAGTTAGAGCCACCAAAAGAAACACGAGTGTTACGCTCGGGCTGCTGAAAACGCATTGTTGAATGCGCACTCTCTTTCATCATGTTATTGTCGACTGCTTCCATTTGGTCTTTTGCACGTTGGCGATAATAATTATTACGCTCTACTACAGTTTCATCAGGGATTTTCGCTAAGAGTAAGCCGCCAACTCCGACGACTCCTGTATTTCGACCTTCTTCGACAGCAGGCATTGTGTCTTGATACTCCTCTGGAAGCTCTTCTTTACGAACCAATTCATAGCCTTCACGGAGTTTAGTGTAAATGTTCTGCTTATCTTCAAAGCCCATAACTTCAGAGCGAATCCAACGATATTTAAAACCTGCAGGTGCAGGAGGAGCATCCAAACGAGAAGGAGGTGCCCATGGTTTACGTTGCGCAGTTTTTTCGCGCGAATCTGCGCTACGTGGGCTGCGATTAAATTTAACAGTATCAGTCATGGCTTTATTCCTTTACGTATTTAGCATATTCCTCAAGGGGAACACCAAGTTTTTTAGCAATAGCGACTTGACTAGGAGACAGTCTTACGCTGCGGCGTGCATTTGTATTTACCCCGGATGACCGGGCTGCAGGTGCAACGGCTTGCACGGATTGCCGTTGTCTGTTAGGTTGTGCGGAGAATTTCTGCGGAAACTGTGCTTTAATTCGCCGATTTAGTTCATCATAATACTCATCTGACGATCCGTCAAATCCTTCTGATTCCCTTAATTGTTTGTCAATACCCCAAGCAGCATAAGTCATAGTGGTATCTTGACCAAACCAGGAGTTTTCTTCTGCCCATGTTTCCGCTTTGGGGTCAACCTGCGGAGCTTGTTGGACGGGCTGTTGGTAAGTTTGTTGGACGGGTTGCGTTCTTTCTGCGCCTCTTTCTAAGAAGCCAGAAAGTTCTCTTTGTTCTTGGGCAAGAGAGGCTAATTTTTCCTGAGCTTCTGTTTCAGTATCAATATCCCCTTCTTCTCGTGCTTTTCTGATAATTTGACGAACAGTTAAAAGTTGGCTATCAACACGGCTTTTAGCCTCTGTTAAACGACCATAGTCTGATTCAACTGCCATTTTTTGAGCTTGTTGAAACTGGCTTTGAACCCCACGAGCATATTCAACCGCTGCACTTTCACGCCGTTGTGCCTCTCGTAATTTAGAGGTTAGCTTGTCAATTCGTTTTTTAACGTCACCACTGTATTCTTTTAGTTCTTGGTCTGAATTAGCCTCTGTTTTAGGTGGTTCTTTGTCCACAGGCTCTGCTAAAGCAGGTTTATCCGTCTCAAAAACAGGATCTTCTACAATTTCTGCTTTACCACTATCATCTATATCTACCTGAACTTCTGGTTCGCCTTCAGCCCCTACTTCAATATCATAGGTTGGATTTTCAGTTGTTTTTCCCATTATTTCTCCTTACATGTGCAAAATATCTTCGGGATTATTGATTACAGCAATAATTTCGTCATCATTTAAGATTCGAATTTCGCCTTCGTCTATTCCAATACGAGAACCTGCGTAACGAGTAAAAACTACCCAATCTCCCTCTTTACACCAAGCTCCCGTAGGAAATTTGCTTTCGTCTTTGTATGCTAAAGAACCCGTTTTCAAGACATAACCACATACAGTAGTTACTTGATTTTGTTTTTTAGTTTCCTCAACATACAAAATACCACCCTTAGATTTATTAGTGCCCCTGTAAGGCAAAACAGCAATACGCCACCCTGTGGGCGTTGGAATGCGGTCCATAACCGAGTCTTCAATTTTATCGGGATCTAACTGCCCATCTTCATTGTAGGCGTCATCTAACTCAGGCCCTTTTAGTGCCTTTTCTTCCACCCATTTTTGTTCTAATGCAGTTAATTCCATGACAAGTTCTCCTTTGGGTTAATCAAAACTATCTTTTTTAAGCATATCTTGAATAATCTGCTCAACAAAGGTATAACCCTCAAGCCTGCCCATCATTTGGCGGTATTGTTCCATATTCTTCATGGTACCTGAGATTACAAGTTGTTCCGTATCCTGCCGTATTTGGCGAATTTCGTAAAGCAAGTTTTCTGTAAACTTGAGCATGGTTCCTACCATGTTGCAAGAAGTCTTCTAGCTCTTCTTGATAGCTATTTACTGTGAATATACACAGGATATTCTAAAAAATCAACTAATACAATCCTACAGGCAGTTTACCATCTCGTTTATAGGTAACCGTGCCCCCTCGTTTTTGAATAGCTTTTTTTTGGCTATTTGCCACACTACCTTGTTTAGACAAAAGAATCAATCCTGGTTTAATTTTTTTGTTTTTACCTTCCGACTTTAGAGGCATTTTGAGCTCCTTTTTGTAGTGTAGCCATAACACGTTGATTTGCTATTTTTTCATTTGATTGGATCTTAGCTAGGTCTATTTGATCCTGTTTTTGTTTATCTAATTGTTCCATTTGTAAGCGAGCACTAGCTTCTTGAGCCTTTTGGTTATTACGTTGAGTGGCTTGTTCAAGTTCTTGTTTTTTCAATTCAACCAAGGGGTCTGTCTGATCTCCCATTAGTTGATTTTGGAATTCTCTTACTTGTTGAAGATTTCTAACAATGCTTAATGCAATCATGCCTTCTTTTTGTAAATCAGAAACCATGCTGCTAGGGTCAGTGCCATAGGATTTAAACAATTCTGCTTCTACCTCTTC